CCGTTAATCTTCCTTGTGCATCAACTGTCAGACTGGAATTGGTGTAAGATCCTGCCGTAACGGCTGTGTTTGCTATATTCAATGTTGCAGCACCACTCGTTGCTCCACCACTTAAACCTGTTCCTGCTACGACAGATGTAATGTCACCTGTAGTCGGTGTTGCCCAAGCTGGATTTGCCAATCCTCCTCCAGAAGTTAAAACATCGCCAGAAGTACCTGCCGATAATCTAGTTGGTGCGCCTGAAGCTCCGTAATAAAGTATGTCTCCTTGAGTGCCATCTTCAAGTTTGGCTAAAGTAACTGCGTTTGCTGCTATGGTTACAGCACCTGCATTTGTCATTGTCACATCGCTTGATAACGATGCAGCAGTAAATCCTGTGCCGTCTCCAATTAAAATTTCTGTTGTAGCGAGTGCGAGATCGGATGGAACTCCGCTTGAATTGGCGTTTCTTACCTTAATGGTATTAGCAGCCATATCAGCGAGTTCGGCATTCGCCACACCGCCATCCTTGATTGTTATGTCTCCTGCTGAAGCTGCAAAATTATCTGAACTAAAACTTGCTGCTCCTTTTTGACTTGTTGAAGAATCCTGAATGGCTATTGTAACAGAGCCAGATGATCCTCCACCAGTAATAGGGGATGTAACTCCCACATTCGTAATATCACCAGTTGTCGGAGTTGCCCATGCAGGGTTAGCTGCTGCTCCTGCTGTTGTCAGTACATCGCCTGATGTTCCTGCTCCTAGTCGTGTGGGTGCGCCACTTGCACCATAATATAAAATATCGCCTTGCGTTCCATCTTCTAATTTTGCTAATGTTACTGCATTTGCAGCAATTGTAACTGCTCCTGCGTTTGTCATGGTGACATCACTAGACAGACTTGCTGCTGTGAAACCAGTTCCATCACCAATCATTATTTCGGTGGTTGCCAATGCCAAGTCAGAAGGAACTCCAGAAGAGTTTGCATTTCTTACTTTGACAGTATTGGCTGCCATATCGCCTAGCTCTGCGTTTGCAATCCCTGCGTCTTTAATACTAATTGCGCCAGATGAGGCAGAAAAATTATCTGATGAAAATGAAGCGACACCTTTAGCCGAAGTTGAGGCATCATCACCTGCAACAGTTAATGTTTGTCCTGAAGCAGTTGTTGTAATTCCACTTCCACCTGCTATGTCGAATGATTGTGAATCTAAATCAACGGAAGAAGATCCACTATCGCCTTCAAAATCCAAGTCTTGGTGAGTAACGGTATTGGCTACTGTTGCTTTTTTCAAAGCTGAATCGGTTGCATCCCATATCAGCATATAGTCATTGGCTGAATCTATGGAAGTGATCGTTGTTTTTGCGCTAACAGCAGTGGGAGGTATGTTGGAAGTTGCAATGTTCGTATATGGAGATCCTAAATAAACATCGACTGTCGCATCGGAAGCCGAGATTGATCCTGAATCAAAAGTAAAATTAATTGTCGTATTCGTTGAAAAACTTGATGAAGCTATAAATCCATAGAGAGTTCCTCCCACAGAACCTACAACTTTACAACGCCTATTAGCGTGATAAGCCGTAGTCACATCGGTTGAAGCGACTGTTACAGCCGTTCCACTTGAATAGGTGAAAGTACAAGCTCCGTCTCCGTCTCCAACAATAAACCACGAAGAATCGTTTAAATAAGTTCTTAAATCAGCCAACTCATTGCGAATGGCGTTGTTTATTGTACTGGGAGGACACCCTTCTGCAATGTTGATCGAATTGATCGTGCTGTTGCTGTCGGCTGTGGTGCTATAATTTGATACTGTCATTTATTCTTCCTTGTCATTGTAATAATCCTCTTTTTTCTAGTGCTTGATTTTGTTGTTCTAATATTCCTGGATACCTAGTTACTCGACCTACTGCTGAAGCACGAGGCAATACTTTATCAGCTACATTACTAAATTTTCCTGCTGCGTGAGCTGCTTCTCCCATTACTCTTGGAGATTGCATTAATAAAGTTGGAATTAAGGCAGCAGGATTAACTGCTCCAGTAAGTGCACCATAGCCACCCAATCCTATTTGACCAGTTGTAGTAATAGCTGCCAATCCTCTTGGAGTCCAAGATGCTAAACTATGTCCTGCAAGTTTAGATAAAATATTAGCATCTAAATTTGATTCATTAAGTAATTTAACATAATCCAATCTTTTACCCCAATTAGTGTTAGCATTGTTACGCATAACTGATTGTAATTTTCTTAAAACTGTTCCTGCTCCAGATTTGTTGCCCATTGATAATTCTTTAAGCATTTTTTTCTCTAAAGTAACTGCTTCTTCGTATGCCTTCATAACTTTTGCATAATCAGGAACTTCTTTTAAAATTTGTTTTTTAACTAGATTTCTAATTTCAGCTACAACAGTTCCTGGTTGTCCAACAGCAACACCAGGAGGATATAATGAGTCTATTTCTTGTTTTAAACTATTTAAACCGTCTGCTGTGTGTAAAGATGGATCTTTTTTATACTGATCTATTAATTCTTCTATTTCTTTTAATTTGTTTACTGAGTCTTTATTTAATCTTAACTTTCCTTGTGATCCGATAGTTTTTTCATTTTTATAGTTTGCAATGAGTTGATCTACATTGTCAAAATTAATTTTCTTTTTACCTAATTTTAATTTGTCTATATTACTGACATATTTTGTTTTTGATCCTTGTGAAATATCTTTCATTGCACCAAAAGCATCGGTTACCACTTCTTCAGCATCAGAAGCTCCTCGCATAGCAGCAGTAAAATCATCAGATTTAGTGCCACCAACTTTTCCTGCTGTATATGCTTGAGATATTGCTTCTCCACCTGCACCTGTTGTCATTCCAACAACTTGAGAAAGTGGTTTACTTATAACTGGACTTGCAGTTTTTATAGCTTTAGAAGCTACATTAATTGGATCAATTGCTTTTCCTACATTAGAAACTATTTTTGATGTTTGACCTGCCACAGCAGGAGCTTTTGCTGCTAGAGCTCCACCACCAGTTAAAATAATAGAAACATCACTTAACATACCAACTGGATCAGTAGCAAAAGTTTTTTTAATATTTTCTAAACTTCCATATCGTTGCACAAAGAAATTACCTACTTCTTTTGCCAGTTGTTCGTTACCTTGTTCTCCAGGTCGAATTAAATTAATAACACTTGATCCTAAATCTTTTAAACTTTTTGCAGTTTGAACTGGATGAATAAAAGGTTGAATAATATCATTGCCAAATTGTTTTGCACTTGAAGGAATATTCTTTATAGATTGAAAAAAAACATTTTCATTATCATCATAAGTATTTAGATGTTTTTGAGCTACATTATTTGGATCACTCTGTTTAACAATATTTTCTAATTCTGATAAAGCTACCATTACTCTTCAGCTCCTATTTTAATTTGAGGAATATCTTTAGCATTTTGCAATATCCACGCTTGTTCCTCCCCTGTTGCATTTGTAAAATATTCTATAAATGCTGCGTCATCCAAACCTTTGTAATCATCGACATTATAAAACTCACTTAAAAAATCATCTGCTCCTGATTCTATTTGAGATTCATTCTCAAAAACAAAAGTGCTTCCAGAATATCCAGACATATCGCCATTATTAGCTTGAAAATACTCGTATGCTTTTTGTTTAGCTTTTGCCATTTCTAAAATTTTAGCTTTCATTCTTTTTAATCTGACAATGTTTTTTTCTTCACTTAACATTGCATTGAAAGATGCTTGAATTAATTTTTCCCCTTCTCTTTCTGCAAATTGTGCGCCTAAAGTTTGTCTTAAAGATTCATAAATAATCGATCTTATATTATCTTCAAGATCAGCCGAGTCTGGATTAAAAATTGCTCTTGCACCTTTAGGTATTACGCCAACATTCTTTCCAGTTAAACCAAAGAACTCATCTTTTGATTTTTCTAGTTGTTCAATTGCATCATCAATTTTTATTAAATTTGCTTGAGATCCTGTAAAACCTCCACTTAAAACCCATTCGTTTATTTCTGCACCAAAATTAGTATTTACTGTTTTCCATCCACCAGATCCTTGACCAAGATTAATATTTGTTCCACTACCAGACATAACTGGAGTAACTTTTCCTGTTAATAAACTTCTGTTGGCTTGGACTTTCATTGTGCCACCTTTATTATCTGGCACTTCAATTTCTATTTGTTCAAAAGTTTCTTGTGGCTTAATCTTTTTTCCTTCTATGTCTAAACCTGTTTGAGCTAATAAATTTGCAATTAAATCCTGTGATTTTTGATAAGCAAACTTGTCTTTAGCCAACTGTGATGCTGCTGCTGCCGTTTCAGCTTCAGTACCTCTTTTCATTCCCATTGAAAGTGCTTGACCGAAAGTGACTGGTACTTCTGAATATCCACTTGCCTCTAAAAGACCTTGTGCCATTCCTTTTCCTTTTGGCGAGACAATGTAGTTAAGCAGGTTGTCTCTCCAGTTGGGAGGTGTATCTACTGCTCCAGTTCTTTTTTGTCCTGTTGCACTACCACTTGGCATTGGTAAATTCATTGCGTTCATTTGTTGACCAAGTGCAGAATAACTTCTGTTTGGAACAGGTAATTTATTTCTTATCCAAGATTGGTTTATAATGGCTTGTTTTTCTTCAGGAGTTTGTGGTAATGCACTAAAATTTCTATTCCTTGTTGCAGGATCATTTTGATTTCTCATCCATTTAAAAGGCATATTGCCTTGAATAATGTTGTCATAAGGATATACAACATTTTTCATTCCAGTTGGATTTCTGCCATAATAAAATTCATCAGCAGGGGATCTTCCTTGATACCCTTGATTTAATAAACTTTGAGTAAATTTATTTGGTACATTAACCATTAAGCAAATCCTCCAAGTAAGCCACCACCGATTGCGCCAAGACCTAAATTTTGTCCTGGAGTAATTAAATTAGCCAAGTTAGCACCTTCCATCGCACTACCAAGTATTCCACCTAGTTGATTTCTAAAGACAGGTTTGGTTGTTGCTGTTGTCTGTGGAACGGAAGCTCCGATTGATGCCAAGTATTCTCTTAACTTGTAATATGGTTTTTGCTGTTCAAAATCAAAACGAGCCATAGCATCCTGTATCTGTGCCATTTCCATCGACTCTCTAGTTTGACCAACTCCACCCAATGCCTGTATGTCTTGATAATCTGCTTGAGCAAGTTGTGGAGCTAATTGCGTTGCTGCCATCATGTTTGCTCGTTCTTGCTGATAGTTAGGTGCATAGACATTGGTTGCCAAGTTTCCAAGCTCTCTAGCTAAAGTTTCTTGATTGGCACTACTGCCCAGTCTCCCTGCTTTCGTAAATTGCGATTGAACGCCTGAAGTAACATCACCTGCCATTTGATTGTATAAATCTTGCAAATACGGATTGGATGCTGGAGTTAAATAGTCTCCTTGAAGGATCTTGTTAATTTCAGTTTGTGATGATCCAAGAAGAGGATTATTTAATGCCCTCGAAGTTGCCAGATTTAACGCTGCCGTTGTTTCAGGTGCGAAACCTGCATAGGTTTGACTAGGAAAATAGTTAGGTGTTTGCGATCTAAATAAATCCTGTGCCTGACCAAACGCTTCTGTTACATAAGGTCTAACAAATTCAGACGGCTCTGATGATGTGGTTGTAGTGATATTCTGGGGATTCGATCCTTTGCTCATAATTCTTTACTCATTAAAAATATTTTTTGTTTGTATCCTTTCAATTTGCGTAGCCATCCCTTGCGACCTGCAACTTCTATTGCATTGCATTGGTTGTCTCTTGCAAATTGTTCAATTGCTTTTTGTATTGGCTCAAGCCAATTATCCATGTTGTTTCCTCCTGCTAGGAAGTAACGACAAATCTTCTTTTGAGGGTACTGTGCGATCTCCGTTATAACAGCACTCTCAACATGATCTTCCCAACTGATAAACAACTGGAAACGATCCTGTATCAAACCATCAATGATGTCCTGTGGCGTGTAGCAGTCATCCAAAGCAGGTTTAATTTTTTGCTCTACTTCATTCCAAATGATATATAAATCGTCTGGTGATACTTTTCTAATCATCCAAAAACAACATAACCGAATGTCTGGTCAGTATTGGCTGAACTGGCATGGGTTAGCGTGGCTGATCCTTCAACTCTTGCTGAAACATATAAGTTTGCAAAAGCCGTTGAAGCATTAGCTGTCGTTGGCATGAATAATAAAATAGATCCACTTCCTACTCTTTCATCGGTAAGCGTGGTTGTTGTAGCACTAGCTGTTAAGGTTAGCGATCCTGTGCTATTAACCTTGCCACCTATTGTATTATTCAGGGCAACCGAGATCATGCGCAAGTGGGCAGCTTGATCTGGTACGGATAAGGGTACAGTCTTATAGGAACTTGTTGCCATTATCCTCTAGCTCGATTCATCTTCTTGAATGTCTTGGCTAAATTCACTCGTTTAGCTAATAAAGTATTACCTGTCTTTTTGGCTTTCTTTGCCATGATGGATAAATCTTTATTAGATAACTTATCTTTACTGTTCTTAATTAGTTTCATTCTTTTAGCAGTTGCTCTTAACGCACCAGGTTTCTTGACTGCTCCTTGAATCCAATCTTTTTTCTTGCTGCCATTGGTTGCCATTATCTTCTCCCTTCTGGTCTAGCTTCAATTTGAACACCAGATAGAGTTGTAAACTTGCCTGATGCAATAATTCTTATGCGATGATACCTGCTTGTTGATCGCAGAGGACAATCGCCATTGTTTGATCTTTCGCTTACAGCCGTTCCTACTGTTACGGCATCGGCTTGGGAAGAACGAGTAATAGGCGTTGCTGTTACAGTTCCAGTAAATCCATTGACATCGACAATGGGCGTACAGTTGATGAGTGTGCTTCTTTTGCCTTCAACTCCTTCAAATTCCTTTGTGTCAATTGTTGCGTCAACATTAGTGCCACTAAACTTGCCGAACTTGTGCGAGGAATTAAATCCTGCCAGTCCGATCTGACCATCCAACCAGCGATACGAGTCCAAGCTGTAAGGAAGCGTATCAACGGAAGATGAAATTTCATCGAGAGCTTCAAGCGTGAATGCCTCTTGCGCTGAAGTAGCCAAGTATTCTAAATCAACACTTGCCGTACTCCATCTATTAACGGCATAGTTAAATACAAGTAGTTTGTTATTAAGTGAAATGCCACCTGTCGCACCTGCTCCACGATATGACCAAACAACCAAGCTGTTGTTCGGATCAATTGCGGATGTGATGCCATCAATATTTGTTAAAAGATCATTGTAAAAAAAATCATCTATCTTGCCGTTTCCAATTGGCTCTAGTTGCTGACCACCAGTCAGTTTATAAAAACCATCGTCAGCCAAGAAAAAAATCATGTTACCAAAGGAAGCAACAGAACGAGGAGCAAATGCTCCAATGTTGTCCGCTACCTTGTTAAAGGTAAAGATCAATGGAGAGCCAGTATAATCAGCTCTGTAAATTGCTCTTTCAAAAAATATTGTTGCAAAATCTTCACCACCAACAACTGCTTGAATCTTGCCATGCGTTCCAACTACATCCTGATAACCTGACTGTGTTGCCGTACTTGCTGCCCAGTCGGAGCTATCATTTAGTGCTGACCATTTTACTCGTTGAAAGTTCGTTGTGAACTTTTGTAGTTTGTGTGTTTCCGATCCACCAGTTGCCGATAAAGTAATGGCTGTTCCTGCCACAGCGTTTGCTGCCGTTGTAGCCAGTTTAATTGTATCAGCATCAACCTTGATAACATAATAGGTGCTACCATCGGTTAAGTTGGTTAAAGCTGTATTGCCGTTTCTGTCATAGACAACTGTATCACCAGTTGCCCATCCATGAGCTGTAATTGTTATTTGATTGCTTGAAATAGCATTTGAATCAAATGTCTTGGCTGTTTCAATTTCTTTCGTATAACCTGCAAAAACAAAATCTCTGACAGTTGCCACATACTTTGCGTGAATGGTACTGATGAGATCACCGAACAAGCTGCTCGATGTTTCATCAAAATACTGAATCGGATCGGCATAGTTTGATGCGATAACTCTGTTTCCAAATTGCGTGAACGACCAGAAATCCCTGTCATTCTCCGTTGTGGAGTTTGTGTAGTTTCCTGCTTTTGACTTGTCGTTAAATGCCTGTGAAGAATCATACTGATACAGTTTTGTCGTATCTCCTGCATAGTTGGTTGATCCTGTAGAGGAAAACGCTGTGAATAATCCAACAGCAGTCGTTCCTAAAGCATTAGTGCTTCTCTCGGCAAAATTCGGAAATCCTCTGTAGCCAATTTTGGCAGGGATCACTCCATCTACCTTGATAGCTCCAGGATTTGAGTAAGTTGGAAGATCAGCAAGTAATTCACCAAACTCAATCATTTACACCACCATTTTAGCTGACATATTCAAAGGCGCACCAGATGTCCTTCCTTGTGAAGATGACAAATTGGCACTTTTAACTCCCTCTTGATATAGTCCTGCCCATACTGGCAGTCTTTCGTCTTGCATCAGAAATGGTGCTGATTCAGCTAGTGATCCGTATAAATACAGATCAGGATAATTCGTTAAAATAGCATTCGATGTATTAGAACTGGACAAGGCAGTTAATTTTTTAAATATACCTAATTCTAAAACATTAGCTGCATCAGGTTTAAATCCTAAATAAATTTTTGTTCCCACAATAGTATAGTATCTTGGCGTTCCAGCTCCTTCTCCTGCATTATACACTCTGAACAAGTCAGGCGGTGACATATAATCCAAGTAGGTATAGGGATTCGATTGCCAAGTAACAAATCTCATCTCCAGATAACCAGTAGGTAAATCATAGCTTTGAGTACCGGACACAGTTGTAGTGGAAACATCGTCAGCTTCCATCTCACGAACTCTTAAATCCCTTGCGTGTCTTGCTTCAGCCAAATCAATAAATGTATCAATATTGTCTGTCAGGTCTGATCTGTTTAAATAGTTAGCAATCTCCGTTTTGAGATTGGCATAGGTGTCTAGTGCCATTAAATACTTCCTTGATAAATTCTAAAGTGTCTATTGTCTGGATCGTTGATCCATTTTTTAAATCGTGGTCTGTCAAGAATCTGACCTCCATTGGACATGATTCCTTTTTGTGCCAATTGCTGAACAATAATCAAGGGGATGGATGCAACCTTGTACATTTTCGCATCTTGCATTCCTCTGACCTTATAGGCATCAGCACCCATATTGGCTTCTTTTTTATTCATTTCCAATATCGGTGCGACATCCTGTATGTCCTCAAAGTGATACTTGTTTTCACCTTCATCAATGTGCATTCGAGTTTTTAAAGTCGATTTGCTATCTGGCTTATCAATCCACAATTTTTTAGTCATACTTATATAAGTTCGGTTGCGAACAGACTTCCTGAAGTTGATGCTTCCCTGATGGCAGCAATCTTATCGCCACCATTCACCTGAACATAAATTACTGAATCTTTAGGCAAAAAGGATAGACTTGTCGTTGCAACAGGAACACTTGCAATATGAAAATGGCAACCTGCTGTTTTTGCACACAACATCACAACACTTGTGGTACTACCAAAGGCAGTTGATGATGCTACTGAAGCATCAGTAAAATCAACCTTGTGTGTTGTTCCTGCTCTGCCGTAATATGTATGTGGCATGGCTGATCCTATCTTCTAATGATGTAGCTTACATCTGCTGTTGTTGAAGCAGTTTGTTCGCCATTGCTTTGAATGTTAAGCGCATCTCCTGCATTCAGTTCTACTGTTCCACTTAAAGTTAAAGCCACTCCTGTTTCATCAACAGTAGCATCAGCCAAAGTTGCATCAACAGTTGTGTCCGTACCATTTTTCATAATGTCAAAAGTCGTAGCTGCATCAATAACAGTATGGACATTCATATAAATAACTTTCAGCGTTCCTTCGTCTGGAATAACCACAACAGGACTTGCGTTGTCGGCTGTTTGAATGGCTGTCATGTTGCCACCCATAATAAAATAATCGTTTAAAGTTCTCATTCTTTCCTCTATTGTTCTGATCTTTCGATCTTCAATAAAAAAGAGGGCGAACTAACTTCACCCTCCTTAAAATTAATAATTACGCAGTAAGATTAAAGATTCCGAAAGAAGAATTTGGATTCTTTGCTTCCAAAGTCCATTCCGCTAACATTAATCTTTTATCATTATCGCCTGACTTTCCAAGTACAGTAGTTTGGAATGGTCTTAAATAAGATATTCCCCAGTATTCCATATCAAGGATGTCCACCCTGTTTGCGTTTTGGTGTCTATCAGGCACAAAGCTCACTTCTGAAAAATCACTGACATAAATATCAACAGCTCCGATAACTCTTTTATCTTCAGCTTTTTGAATTGATGTCGCAATTCCGTTAAAGCCAGAAGCGATTTGCTTATGACTTGCAGACATGAGAACGACCTTTGGATTGCCACCAAGATCGTAACATTTTTTCAAACCTGCTTTAAGCAGACTTTCCGTAAATGTACGATTCGTGCCACCTGCTGGTGCAGTTGCTCCTGTTCCTACTGGATCGGCACTCAAGCCTCCATCAGAAAAGTTTGCTGCTGCTGTTGAAGTACCAGGAATATTTCCTCCGTACCAACAACCAATAGATCCAGATTCTCTAGCTGTGCCAGATGATCCTGCGACCTTTGCGTTTTCTGTTGCGATATTTGCGTATTCAATATCTCTTTTTAGTTCTTTACCAACTTTAGCCATTTGGTATGCAAGTTCGTCTCCTCTTCCTGCATTCTTTACGACTTCGTCAGTTCCAGAAACACCTACTGCTTTTCCAGTTATCTGCGTATAATTCGACAAGCGAACTGTTGCTGCTCTGGTGTCTAGCGTGTAATCGTTTCCTTCAATTTGTGCATTAGCTGCTGCTGCTTCTAGTGCATCTGTTTGCCACTCATGATTTGTTTGCGTGGCTGATCCCTTTCCTGCGTTGGAAATAAAAGGTGTCTCAACAGGTGAAATATTGTAAATAACATCTGCTAAATCTTCTCTTATACCAACTCTAGAAAAAGTTTCTGTGGTGTTACTCGGTACACCCATAGTTTTCTCCTATTTGTTAAAGAACATCTCCTTGAATACATCTTTTGCATCGTCAAGATGTCCTGATTTTTTCAGTTTATTCATTCTCTTATCAAGGTTTTGCTTTTCAACGGATTCTTCCCTAACATTGGAAGCATTGGAGCTGACAATTCTTGGAGGCTTGTTCACCTTTTTGCCTGTGAGTTTTGTTTTTTTGAGTTGGTTGTACCGGTAAGCGTCAGCTAACAGTAAAACCGCTCGATGGTCAACCATCATGGCGATTTCCTGATCGGTATATCCATTCTCTTTTGCAAAACTCGTCAGTCGCTTGGTAAATTCCGCACTCTTGTTCTTGTCCGCATAGACTGGAAGTTTTTCAGCCAAAATTTGCCGTTCCTTTGCAAGATAGTCTCGATAGACTTTTTCCTGCTCGGATCGTTGCTCCTGGTGAATACGCATTTGCTCTTGCTGTGCAAGTTGCAATGCCTCTTTACGCTTGTCTGAATCTGCCTTTTTTTTAACATACTCGGCAGGATCGTCTTGGTAGAGAGTATCCCAATCAATCTTTTCCTCTTGCTGCAATTGTTTGGATAGTTGATCCAATTGAGTTGCATATTGATTTCGAGAACTTTTGACTGCTTCTAACTCTGTCTTTAAGTTGCCTTGCAAAGACTCAACATCCTTGCGCTGGTTGCTTAAATCCATCGTTTTTTTGGTATAGTCCGATTCCCTTGAGTAGCCCTTCGTCAGCTCATTGAGATTTACATTATGCTTTACACCATTAACTGTAACTTCATAAAGTGTCTCTTCACTTTCCGATATGGCTTCATCGTTATCTACTATGTCTTTTTCATTAACATCCAAATCCTCTAATAAGGGATCATCGTTGTCTTTTACAAGATCGACTTTCTCTTCTTCCGATTTTTCTGTTCCAAGCTCTTCATCGTTCCTTGCAGTCTCTTCGTTATTCAGTAGGGTTGCGATTGCTTGTGCTGTTTCATCTGTCCTAAAGGTTGGCTCTGAAACAGCAGATTCCTTTGCAGGTTTGTCTGCCATTATTGCTCCTTATTTATTGATCTGTTTTGTTGCCAGTTTGCCTGTCTCCATCACGGATCGCAGTTGCACCAGAAGGACATTGAGCATCTTTTTCATCATATAGATTTTCTCTCTGCCTTCGGTATCTCTTACAGGTGAGTTCACCCATTCGGTATCCAACTCACCAGAAACTTTTTGTATTGCCTCCACGAATATTTCATCTTCGAGTATCGCTTTGGCTCTGTGTCCTCTTTGTTGTTCTTTTTCTAATTCCATTACCTGCCTTTATAAAAACCACCTAGAGATGTAGAATAACCACTACCTGTACTTGCAGTTGATTTTTTCTTTCCTGTTGTTGAATCTCTATCGGCTAAATTTCTGGCTATGTTTTTTGCAATGGCAGCTTGATAAGCATTGTCATCCCTTCTGCCACTATCCTGTAAAAGACTTCCTAAATTTTGTGATACTTGTGTTCCTTGTTGTCCTGTATTAACTTGTTGTGTTCCTTGTGTTCCTTGACCAACTGTTGCAAGTAATTCACCCATTGTTGCTCCTTCATTACTTCCAGGAATTACTACATCGCTTACTTGTGCTAAATAATTCTGTGGAGAATATTCTGTAAATGTATCACCATCCTGATAACCAAAAGCCAATGGATTAATATTAGGTTTAAAAAAATTAGACGATTGTGTTTGTCCTAATTTTGTCCTGATAGCTTCATTAAATTTTGCTTCTCTTCTTTTATTTCCACCTGTTATGGCATCAAATATTCCAAAGAGATTTGGTGTAAATCCTCTTTTTTTATATTTATAAACTGTATTGCCAAACTCATCTTCTTCCACTTTCCATTTATCCAATTCAATTCCTGCTCCGAAAGGATTATTGGGATCTCTTCTCATTCTGTTATATTCTTGTTCACTAAAAGTTAAGACATCTTCTTCATCATCACCTTGACCTTGTGTAGATGGTTGGGCATAATCAAAATTTTCTATTGGCTGACATACTCCATCAATTAATTGATAACCGATAGGACAGGGATCTTCAATTTCATCTTCTTGAACGGAAAAATCTATTTGAGGATTGGGATATAAAGCTGAAGGATCTAAATCTCCTGCTAATTCCTGCTGTGTTCTTATGTCAAAAATGGGATTGCGAAATGGGGTTGTTTTTGTCGTATCATAACCGCCACCAAGATAATTGCTGATGATGCCTTGCGCTTCTGATCCCTGCATGAATGGAGTGAATGTTGCCATTATCGGTAACTCTCGCTTATCATGGCTGAATCAATGATCTTGGTTGCCAGTTTTTCTTTTTCCATTTCCTTGCCTTGTTCCTGTTTAATAATGTCGGTTGCCAGTTTCTGCTGATCCAGGTTTAACTTTCCTGCCTTGAACACTTCATCGGCTTTTTGCTTTTGTTGTTTCAATTGTATGTCCGCCTGATTCTTGGCTGCTCTCATTTGTATGTCCTGTGCTGCCAGTTGAAGGGCAGGATCTTGTTCTTTTGGTTTTGGTGGCTGTGGAGGTTGTGTAGCAGGATTGACAAAGAATTGACTCGCATCCTTGTATCCACTGTTTTGTAAATAATTTTCTAAAGTGTTGTAGATATTTTGTGGAGTCACTAATCCCATGTTTCCTGCCTGTAACAACTTTTCCTGTACAGCTAAAACTCTTTGCAGAACTTCAAGCCGTTGGTCTTGGTTTCCTGTTCCCAGACCGACTTGCACAGTACAGTCATAACGATTCACCCATTCTCTGGGATCAATCGAAACAAATTTGCCTCGCAATTTTATAATTCTTTCTCTGTCCTGATATTCGCAAACCACCGACAGAACATTCTTAAATATTTCTTTCACGCCTTCAGCAAAACTTCTTGCAATCAATTCAATGCGCTGCGTTGAGCTGTTCATCATCTGATTGACAGACTGTGCTGTGGTGTGTGACTTGTTAATCGTATCTGGATTCAATCCCATCAGTTGATTGGGAACGCCAGATCTCTTTTCCTTGACCTCATCAATTTTTTTCATCATCGCCAAACCATCATTCAGGAAGTTGGGCGTTTGCATTGCTGTAACGGCATTAGGCGATTTTACTCGGACTATTGAGCCTGGTCTGGTGGTTAATAAATCATCCAAATTGCATTGTCCATCAACGACAATTGTTCTTCCTGCATTCTGCATATACATATTATCAAGCGTTTGACGCATGATGGATGTACTCATTAGCTGAACATCAGCCAAAAGATCGTACATTGACAATCCAAAAAACCTGAACGGCATTGGTATTGCCACGCACATCGCAAAAGGCAAAATGGATATTTCCTCGTTTTCCAGAATGTTGTAGCTGTTGTAGCCACTTCCTCCGACAATGATTTTTCTTAACTCGGCTATGCCATCGCCATCGACATCCGCTTTCATGTAGCATTCAGTAATCTGAACAACTCGCATGGCAGGATCGACAGTATTCGATTCCAAGTCCGTTGCAGCATCGTCATAGCTTCGCCTGATAATCGCTTCGGTGTTAAAAAATTCACCTTCGGCACTCGGCAGGTTTTCCACATCGGATTTCTTGAAACCCATGTCGATCAATTCGGATATGGTCTTTGTCACCCTGTGCGCAATGAAATCACAATCCTTCAGGGATTTGGCTCTGGAAGAAACTAAAATCTCCTCCGGTGGCACTGGCTCAATGGCGCATCTTCCGTATTCCTTTGTTCTGCGTACTTCGACATTATAAGACACATTTGATTCAGCCATTCCCTCTTCAAGTCCTGGCTCAACTAAAGCTGCCTCTGTCTCATTCACAATCTCCTCTACATTGATGACTTCCACTTCATCGTCAATCAACAGGGCTTGGTATTGTGTTTCGTCTAAATTCCTGTAGCGTTCTTTTTTCTGCTCTTTGGAAACTTTCCAGTACACCTTGCAAAATCCATTCTTCTGCAAGAGGGCGGTCTTGAACATGGATTGTAAAATTCCAAATCCATCGTTGTCATGGTTAAATATAAAATTGCAGTAGTCGGTGATCTGTTCTGCGTAAGGAACATCCTCTGGCTGTGTTGGCTCAAAATTAACTACCTTGTCCGATTGCGTAAACATTCGCATCAGGCTCGGCAGGATGGATTCAATGACTTCAAGCAAGTCCTGTGAGACTACACTTGATCGTCCTTCCACTTCGTTGCCCAACGGCTCACCCAAATAATACTTGAGTGCGTTCTCTCGCTGTTTTGACAGGTCACTTGCATAGAAGCCAAGCGATCCTGAAATCTCCTGCGCTATCAATGAAAGCAGTTTTTGTTTTGATAATCGTGCCATTTAAAATAATGTTCCTTCAATTCGTTCTTTTGCCATTTTGAAATATTGTTGATCTTTTTCTATTCCAATAAAATTCTTGTTTAATTGTTTTGAAACAATTCCTACTGTTCCACTACCCATATATGGATCGCAAATAACTTGTGATTGAGAAAAACATTTTAATATATCTTCAACCATTTTTTCAGGAAATGCTCTAGTATGATTTCCTTTTGTTCCAACTGGTTTCCATTCTTTCCAATCAAATACATCATAATGATTAATTGCATTATACAATTTAGTTTTAGGATCTTTTGCCAACCAATAGACTCTTTCAGTAAAAGGATAAAATCTAATCTTATCAAAATTTTGACTTCTGTTAATCCAAACTATTTCCTGTTTGACTATAAAATTAGATTTTAAAATCCATTCATAGGGAGTTATCTGTTTTCCGTTTTTAATTCTGTTTTTATGATTATAAAATATACTTCCACTTTTATCTAAAACATCAAAACATAAATTTAAAAAATCTAATTGTTGTCGTTGATATTCTAACTCGTCACTATTATCATCATACGCCTTATGTCTTTTATTTCCTGTATGATGGTTGTCTCCTAAATTATAAGGAGGTGATGTAATAATTAAATCAATATTTTGATCTAAAAATTTTGGCAGTATATTTAAACAATCGCCACATTCCAATCGAATCACACAATGCCTAAATTGTTGTATTGTATTTTGGTACTCCAATCGCTTGACTGGTTGTTGCCGACTGCGAAATATCTGAACGAGTCAGCAGCGTGGGAACACCAGGAATGCTCTGGCTTGTTTTTTATTTCTCCTCTTTCAGTCGTTGCCCATCTGTATTGCCGTAATGCGTCAATTCCGTACTTGCATTTCTCGTGGTCAAACCAACATCTTGATAAGACCATTCGGACAGCGTTTATGCCATCTTCGACAGGGAGCTTGGGAACAATGGAAGTTCTCATTCCTAAAGACTGTGCCGTCTCTACTCGTGATACTCCAGTTCCTAGCTCTCTGACATTTGCATCATGTGGGAGGTAATGC